AGCCGGAACCACCTCAACTAACTCTTCAGCGTACCAAGTAGTTGGTACTTCAACCGGGTTTTCCGGGTCGGGGCCGGTTAACTCGAATATGCGAGCCACGTTGGGGTACCTCTGCGGATTTGGCCAAGCTTTGGCGGCATCGGCAGCGGTACTGGGGATGGTGAATTCTTGGGTATAGTTAAATACGCAAGGCGCACCGGGTACGGAAACTAGCTGGGTGGTTTCATCAGGGCCCAATCTAGTTTGTTGGGCGCCCCAGATGCAGGTGTGGTCACCTGGCACCTCAGCCCCTACCTTGGCCCAGTCACTCGGGCCTGCCGGAGCGGTAAATTGGCCCGCAAAGTCATCCGTAACCGTAATGCGGTAGCCTCGGTACTTGGTGAAATCGGAATCGGCATAAGTGCCGGTAGCGCAATCGGTTAAGCCGTGGCCTTTTTCACCCTTGGCGATGCAAGCGGTGCTGGCGGGCCACAGTTCCGGAACTGCGGTGAAGGTTAAGCCGGAATCCCAACTGATGGTTGCAGTTACGGTGCCGCCATCTGGGTCTTCAATGCCAGTGCAGGTGAACGGGAAGGTTTTCCCGCCCACGCCGGTGCGGTTGTTTCCGGGTACTAACCAGGCGTTATTACGGCCTAACTGACCAAAAGCGTTGCTGCTGCCATCAGCCAGGTATTGCCCGGCGGTGGTGGCGATTACCGTGTGGTGCCCGCCCGCGCTGATCGCGGTAGCGAGGTACTCTTCATAGACCCGTTGGCTTTCGCCCACGCCAACCACGCGGGTATTGTGGCGAATAACGGGTTCGCTACCGGCCACGGCAGATACGGCGTAAGCGTTAACAGGTTCTAGCTGATCTGGTGCCCCGGCCGAACCGCCCCAGTACCACAAGTTGGTGGTGCCATCGCAGGTGAGCTTGGCGTTGTCCCAAGTACCAGCACAGGTAACCGCATTAGAGTGGTCGCCACCGGCGGCGATTTGCATAATGGATTGGCCGTTGTCCAGCTTAACTACCCGGGTGGGTTCCAGTTTACGATCATGGTTATTTATACCTAGTTGACCGTGTTCGTTGGAACCAGCTACCCACAGTTGGCGGTCATTATCGAGCACCATCGTGTGGTAATTACCCGCTGCAATTTGGATGCCAAATACTACGGCGGATGGGACAGCTACTTGCGGAACATCAGTGGAAATGGTGTTCTTTAGCCCGAGTTGCCCTTGGGTGTTGTTGCCCCAAGTGTAAACAGTGCCATCTGCCGCGAGCGCAACCGAGTGGGCAGCGCCACCAGTGGCAGCCACTATGTGAGTCAGTGGCACCTTCACCGGCTTAACCGAGTTGGGTGCATCTCCCAGGGCAGCATGAGCACCCAGTTGGCCATCGGAGTTGTCACCCCAAGCCCACAAGTTGCCATCCTCATCAACAGCGAGCGCATGGCGGTTGCCTGCTCCCACTAATTCCACCTTGACGGGAGAATCAAAGAGCACCGGTACTGGGTTTGTGCGCGTCGTATAGGTACCGTCACCCAATTGGCCACTTTGATTACGGCCCCAGGCCCAAAGCTGACCAGTGGTATCAACTGCATAGCTGCTGAATTCGCTGGCGGCAATTGCCTTAATGGTGGGTTGCGTTACTAACGGGGTAAGGCCGTTGTAGAACACAACCTTAGTAGGTTCGCCAACTTGTTGGGTTAGGGTTTCTGCAGTAGGCGCAGTAATACCTAATTGCCCGTATTGGTTATGGCCCCAGGCCCACAGTGCCCCATCATCGGCCAAGGCCAAGGTATGTTCGGCCCCAGCCGCCACTTTAACAACCTTGCCCTCAGGCAGGGAGGTATACAGGGCGCCCGCATCGGCGTGAGTGTCAATGTGGCAGACTACATCAGAATTTTCAAAGGTATCAGTCAGGGTAATGCCAACTGCTAGCTCAAAGTCGTTGTCATTTACTACCGAGACGGTGCCATGGAGTTCAGGAACCGTCTTCAAAGACTCAGGCTTGGGGGTAACGGTGACTTGGTAAGGCACTGGAACCGCGATGTCGGCGCCAGGGGCAGTTACAGTCCAGTAACCGCCGTGCCCAGCAGTGCCCGGGTGGCCTAACTGGCCATATGCGTTGTCACCCCAACTGTGCAGTTCACCGTTGAAGTAAGCCAATGAGTGTTCGCTACCAACCGTAACCTTAACGGCCGAGGCAGGCACGGGATCGCTACCGGCTGCTTTGATTTGCACTACTGGAATTGGCCGGTTACCACCGGCGGGTTGCCCAGCCAAAATGTTACCGGCGGTGAACAGATAAGTGGACTTATCGGCGATGGTAGCAATGGCATGGCTACGGTTACCGCCAGCGGCGAAGGCTGCCACGGTGCTGCCGGGAGTCAAGGGTACCAACGATGGCGCAGAGCGGTAAAGCTCTACCGTGCCAAGGCCAAGTTGACCTGCGGTGTTATCGCCCCAGGCATAAGCTGCGCCATCTACAGTTAAGTCGCCGCTGGCGCTGGCCATGGCAGTGGTGTGGTAAGCCCCCGCGCTGAGGCCCACAAAGTTAACTAGTGTGCTTAATTGATACGGGCTTGGTTGCCCGATGGTGTTGCCGGTGCCCAATTGGCCACGGCTGTTACCACCCCAGGCCCAAATGCGCCCGTTGGTGTCCAGCAACAACGAATGCTCAGCCCCAGCCGTGATAACAGCACCGTGCAAATCGCAACTCACAATCCCATCTGGACTTGGAGTGGCCGCACAGGTGGGCGCCGTATTTAAGGTGAGCGGCGTGAACGTAGCGCCTGCCCAGGTACCTACCAGCACTGGAACAGCCGAGTAACCAGCGGAAACATGGGTGTTACCCAATTGTCCAGCGGAGTTAGCACCCCAAGCCCAAACATGGCCGAATTGATCAATGGCCAGGTTGTGGTCAAAGCCAGCCGCAATCTGAATTAGGTTAACTTCCCAACCCTCATTATTGAATGCGGTATTAGTCAAAGCGTACTGGGTGGCATCTGCCTCGGGGAAACCAGCGGCAATGAAATCTTGCTTAGTGCGTGCGAACTTCATCGGCCTGGGGGTGGACCACGAAGAGGTCACGGCGCCATTACCCAGTTGGCCTAAGTTATTGCGGCCAGCGGACCAGATATCACCGAAATTGGTGAGCACTAGGGAGTGTTCATAACCAGAAGCCGCAGCGATAGCTTGCGCGCTACCTACGCCAAAGCGGTATTGCACCATTACCGGTAACGGCACATTACTGGCTTCAACTACTTTTTGCACCATCGTTGGTACGCCGCCAACCATAACCAGCTCCGAGGTGGTGGACATTTGGCCACGGTCATTGCGCCCCCAACTCCAAATGCCGTTGGCTATCCCATCATCGTTCTTAGTGATAGCAAGGGTGTGGAAACCACCAGCGGCTAGGGACAGAATTTCGGCACAGGTGCCCTTAATGGGGAACCCCTCTTGAGTTTGCTTGTCGATGCAAACGGGTTTGTCAGCTACCTCAACCCAAGTGCCTTTGTCGGTTCCGGGCATGGCTTGTTTGGTAATGGACCACGGCAAAATGCCAGCGATATTGCCCTCTAAGGTGGTGGTGACCGCGAGCGCCCGCCCGCCAGGTACCTCAACGCGAGCATCACGGGACATATCAGTCTCCACAATACGGGCCGTGTTGGTGTAACTGGCTACTGGTGCGCCGGTAGGTTTGGCCAACTCTAGCTGGTACGCGTATTGGCAAACCTGGTACTCAGACGTGCCCGGCTTAGTCCATTGGCAAGTGTGGTCCGGGTGCTCATCAGTGGTTAGCTGAGGGCCAGGATCGGTACGTACCCAAGTACCTTCAACGTATTTAGCGCCATCGGGCTTGGCAAAGTTGTCAACTACATGAATCCAGTCAAAGCGAACCGCAGGTACCCATTGGCTCACTAGATTTTCAGCTTCATCTTTAATAAATGGGCAGGTAGCCTCGGTTTGATGTTCCTCACCCTCATCGGCGCAGAACCCACCGGCAGGCCAGTTAATGGGGTCGGACAAAATCGGATCGGATTCAGATTTGGCCGTATGTGCATCCGTGCCCAGCCAGGTAATGGTGGTTTGGATGCGAACGCCGCGCAGTGATTCCAGGTAGGTATCATCATCGGGCAGTAAGCAGGTTACCGCTAGCTCTCGTTCACTTTCGGCTGGGATTTCCCAACTGGCAACGGCGCCGAGTTTGTTGGCTGAGTCTGAACCCCAGGCCAAGGCAAAGCCGTAATCGGTCAGGGTATGGGCGTAGCCGTCGCCGCCAGCAATGGCGGTCAGGTGTACACCGGCAGTGTTAACCACTACGGGCGCCAGCACCATATCAGGCAGGCCTGCGGCCACGGCGCCCCATTGGTTATCGCCCCAAGCATACAGGGTATTGCCGTCGGCGCTGAGGGCATGGACGTGCCCGCCATCAGCATCTTTACCGGCCACTACTTGCCCGATGCCAGTCAAAGTGGTGATTTGCTTGGGGGTAGCTCGCGGCTTTTGATCACCTAAACCAAGTTGACCAAAGCCATTGTCGCCCCAGGCCCATACATTCCCACCTTCGTTTTTGTCAACGTCATAAGTGGTTAGCGCTAAGGAGTAATCATCACCGGCAGTTACCTCGGCAACCCCCACTAAACCAAGAACTTGCTGCGGGGTGCTAGCTCTGGTGGCGCTAATGCCCAATTGGCCACTTTGGTTACGGCCCCAAGCCCAAACGGTACCATCGGCTTTTACGGCCAGTGAGTGCTCATAACCAGCGGATACAAATACCATGCCTGGTCCATCAATTACTTGTGGGGTGGATTGGCTACTGGCGCTGCTACCAGTACCAAGCCGACCTTCGCCGTTGCTACCCCAAGCCCACACAATTCCACTCGCCAGGTTGCTTAAGGCTAGAGCGTGCTCATCACCAGCGGAGATTTGTTTGATGTTAGTTAAGCTGCCGCCGATCTTGGTGGCATATGGGAATGCTTGCCGTGCGGTTTGGGCCAGTTGGCCAGAGCCGTTAGTGCCCCAAGCCCACACGTCGCCATTGGTATCCAGAGCCAGCGAGAACCGGTAACCGGCTGAAACTGCCTTGATGCTGATAAGCGGGGTGCCCGGCGCAGTTAGTACCTGCGTGGGGGCGGCTTTGTCAATCAGGGTACCATCACCTAATTGCCCAGTGTCATTTTGGCCCCAAGCAAATACGGTGCCATCGGCTGCGATTGCCAGCGTGTGCATACCGCCATCGGCCACGGTGGGCGTTAGGTGGCTAGCCGGTTGCATAATCGGCTGGCGGCTACCATCGGTGAACGCGAGGTGGGTTTCGCCGTCAGTGGCGGGTAAGAATTGGGTTACCAGTAAGTCTGGGTCGCCCGCAAATTGGGTATCTACCGCGCAGGCTACCCGGCTGAGATCCAGGGTTAGTGGCGCTGCGGGCGGTGGTACCAACTTAAATTGCAGACCAGCTTGCAGATCGCGGCGGTTGGGGTTGGTAACAGTTACTTTACCAGTCAACTTGGCTTCCGAGTTCTGGTCAGAATCTAGCGGTTTAGCGGTGATCTGGTATTTGAGCAGAGCTGACCCCTCGATGGGGCGCCCTAAGGCGGTCCAGTAGCCTTCGGTGCGCACTTCGGTGCCGAGTTTGCCATTGCCATTATCACCCCAGGCCCAAGCTGCACCATCGGCGGTAACCACATGGAAGCTGCCTTGACCGGCAGACATGCTAACGATACGGCGTATGGGGTTAGTAATGTTATAGCAATCGGTACCGTTCAGGGCGGATAGGCAAACTTCTACCGCGCCCGTTCCGGTAGTGGCGGGGCCAAACTTAAGTTGAGCGCCCCAAGCCCACAGGCTACCGTTTTGGCGCAGCGCATGGGAGTGCAGACCGCGAGCAGCAATCGCCACTACTTTTTGCGTTGGGATAACTGGGGCTGAAATTACGCGCAAGGCGTTGGGGGTGGTACCAGCGGGCAGAGCTCTGCCGGTCACTTGCATATCGGAGTTGTTACCCCAAGCCCAAACCTCACCGTTATCAGCTAAAGCTAGGCTGTGAGCATCGGCCGAAGCGACCGCAATGAACTTTTCCGGCGGGGTTAGGTCACCAAAATCGTTGGCTTGCAACGCGGTGGCATAAGGGGTGTTGGTGCCGTTGCGTAGGCCTAAGCGGGTGCCCCAGGCGTAAACCTGGCCGCTGTCACTGACCGCGAGTGAGTTATCATAACCACCGGCAATGGCTACAATGTTATCTAGTTGCTGAGCTTCGCCCTCAACTAAGGTAAGCACCTTAACGGGCTTAGCAAAGAAATCTTCTGCCGCTGACCCCGATCCAATGCGGCTCGAGCCGTTGTTGCCCCAGGCCCAGACTTTGCCCGTGTTATCAATGGCTAAAGCATGTTGGTCGCCGGCAGCAATCTTGGTGATGTACGGCTTCACGCCCGGCGTTACGTCCGGGAACTGCACTTTAACTGCCGTGGGGGTGGAAGTGGTGGGCCAGCCTTGACCTAGTACGCCGTTTTGGGCATCGCCCCAGGCCCAAACTTCACCATTACGCAGCGCCATCGAGAATTCATAGCCTGCGGCCACGGCTACTACGTCAGTAAATGGCGTGGTTTGGCCTTGGTAAGTTAGGGCTTGCAGGTCGGTAGTGGCGCCTAAGTCTGGGTTACCAACTTTGCGGCCCCAGACCCAAACTTGACCCTGGGTTGGAGGTACGGCATCGGACATTGGCTTATCTGCCGCAATGGCTACGGTTTGGAAACCGCCATCGGCAATCTGTATAAAGTAGCTGTCAACCGGCGGCTCTACGGGCAGGTCAACGCCAGCTACATACTGGCTGGGTTCGGCATCTGACCCGTTAATCTGGGTAACAGTTTTTTCAATGTCCCAATCTAGGGTTACGCCTTTCCAGCCTTGGAACTTGGCTTCGGCAGTTAATTCTTGGCCGTAGCAAACTTCTACTTCTTCATGGTCGGTTTTAACACCATCGTAAATCAGGTCAGTAGATTTTAACGTAGCTTCGTTGAAGTAGGTTTGGCATGGGGCCAAAGTATCGCCATCGAGCGGGTATTGCTGAGCATATTGCAGTTTGGCTTTGCCATTGTTCAGCTTTAACGCATCCAATATGGCAACTACACTGTTACTTGCTAAAGCCGCAGATGGGGTCAGTTTCGGGTTGAGGGCACAGCTCACCCCTGGTACCAAAACATTGTCAAAAGTTTCGGTGACCGAGTTCCAAACCCGGTTGATGGCGGGCGCGCTGGGCGCTTCGACCGTGAGCGGGGTGGCCGGGGTGCAAGCCGGGATCGGCCTAGAAAGGTCGCCAAATACCAAACCGTCGGTCAATATTTGCTCAGTGTTGAAATAGCTCGGGGTAATTTCGCCAAAGGTGACTGACATCGCCAAGGTGCGTGGGATAGTAATGGTGGACATCACCACGGAGCCGTCCCATTCTTCGGCCTTTAAGTACACAATCAGCGGGATGGTAACGCGGCCTGAGCCTTCATCGGAGGTAGTACCGATCACCCGGGGCGGTACCTTGATGGCATCTAGGCGGGTAGTGCCATTAGCCGTGGGAATATCAGGTACGGCGCGCACTTGACCAGCCGTCAGCACTGCGTTCTCATCACTGATCACATTGGCAGCCGTGATGGGTTGGACCACCACGGTACCCCAGGGCGCGGCGGCGGTGACGTTGGTGCCCGGCAGTTCGCTAATGCGGCTGTAACGCCCATTGGACCCAGCATTGGTTGAGATAACAATATCACCAACGCGTGGCCAGTTACAGTTGGCGCCCGTGGCTGGTTGGGGCCAGCCAGCGGCAGCGCAGGCCGCCGGGGTAGAAACTGGCAGGCCAGTCAAAACCACCCCAGAAGTTTGAGTAGTGGCGTTCAGGTTGCTAGTAGTAACCCACGTGACTGCCGGAGCCGGGATAGTGACGTTTCTGGTCTTTTTGACGTGTTTTCCGTCTTCGTTAACGGTATAAACCTCGTCATAAGGCAAAGCGTTCAACCGGGGCGCGGTATCCGTCCAGGTAATGCGGTTATGGGGCACATCGGCACCATTTAGAATGATTTCCGTTTGTTGCAACGGCAACGCCCAGTCATTGGGGTTCTTAATGGTAACGTCACGCACTGCGGTCCAACCGCCAGCGGGCAGTTGCGGGTTGATAATACCAACCATGGTGACCGGCATCGTCCAGGGATACTTGTAGGGGATTTCTACGGTTGCGGTGAGTTCTTTAGTTTCATCGGTAACCCGGTCAGCCTTCCAAGACAGCGGCAGCAGCACGCTTTGACCGGGGTCTAGTTCCAGGTCGCAGACTTTGTCTTTAGTGGTATCTGGCACGGCCTGGCCCGTCAAGGGATCCAGCACCGGCTTATTAGTGGTATCAAGTTTGGCAGGATAATGCCAGATGATGTTGGTGGTGGGTTGGAAATCGACATGGTCAATTAGGTCATAATTGCCCTTGGTGCCAGCGGTTTGGGGTTGAATTTCCAATTGGAAATTGCTGGCTCGAACCGTGTAAGGTTCACCATTGGTTGAGTTACCAGTGCCGAGGCGGAAGTAGTAAGGCACGTTCGCCGGGTACGGGACAGTCCATTCGCCTGCAATTTTGGTGGTGCCCAGTTCGCAACTTTGCACTTCTTTGTCGCCGATCCAGGCGTAGGTGCCGCCACCCACGCCGTTGTCAGTGCCCAAAATGCGCACATGGCGAGTTTCGCCTTTGGCGGGGTCTTTATCGGCAAAGCCGTGAGCCCAAGGCTCATCGGTAGTGCCGCCGCCGTCATCGGTGACAGCGCTGAGGCAAACGTCAACTGAGACTTTGTAGGTGGCGCCTGCTTCCAAGGGAGCGGTTTGCGGGGCTTGGCCGTTCTTCCAACGGGTAAACTCTACGGTTTCATGGCCCGGTAGCCAGGTTACCTGAGTGGCGGGGAGCCAGGTGGCATCGTTGTCATCAAAGGCGCCGGTCCAGAAACTTCCGGTCCATTTACCATCGTGATCGGGGCCATAATCTTCCACGTTGAATTCCAACAATGGGGTTGGTACTTCGTGGATCGCAATATCATCCACTAAAAATTGAATACCTTGCGATTCAATGGGGAATTTCACGTTGAAATCATGGCCGTTACCAATGTAAACCACGCCCTTGTCAACGTTGCCGGGCACTTGCCATTGAGCCACAATGTTGTGCCATTCGCCATCCATCGGGATAGCTTTGTTGCCGCGCCAATCCCAAGTGGCGTTGCCATATACGGCGTTGCGGCCTACAAATCTTAAGTCCAGGCAGCCTTCGCCGGGCGCAGCTAAAGTTGGGTCTTGACTCAGGGCAGCGTTGCCTACTGGTACAGCTACCCCATCGCACGTGCCGGGGTTCTTGGGGTCATCCCAGACGCCAAACTTATACAAGTTGGCATTGTTGGCAGTTCTAGGTACCAAAACCCGCATTTCCAGCTTATAGGTTTGGCCCGCTTTCAAATAACCGGGAACCGAATAGATACCCGCATTATCATGGTGCCGCAGAATTTCTAGGGCATAATTGTTGGGCTTTGCCGGGTCTAGTTTAGGGTCTTTAACCGTGCGCACGGAAGGCACCTGGCCCGCTTTGACGCTGCCATCTTCATTGCGCTGCAAGGTTCCGGTTAGCGGGCCGCCCTTAAGGCCACCGAGTTGGTATTCCACTGGCACATCTGGCGGATCTGCTTTGGTATCAACCCAAGGCGCATCTGCCGCATCGTACAATTTCCACATACCCTTGTCCGCATTGCCCCAAGGCCAGTCGAGTTCCACTTTGCGCAGCGGTTGGGTGGTGTCATGTAATTTGTCAAGCTTCCATACGCCCTTGTTGGCGTTGCAGCTAACCAAGTCGGTGGGGTCTGCCGGTAAGCCGGTGGTGGTATTTTGGGTGCAATACCCATTCACATGCCCAATTGGCCCCAACTTAGGCGTCCATACTACATCTGAGATGCGTTCATTGCCGATGTTTACTTTAATATCGCAAACCGGCAGTACGCCAGCAGCGTTAGGGTTGCGGATTTCTACCATGCCCTCGGCCGAATAGGCGCCGCCACCGGCGTTAGTTTCTAGGGCTGTGACATCCAGGCTGTAGTTGAAGGTGGCTTTGGTGCCTGCCACCACAGTTTCGGAAACGTGGTCAACGCTCTTTTCCAATTGCCATTCATATTCAGTTTTACGCTCACCAGTAAAGTCAACTTCACCAATTGACATATCTTCTGGCACAATTTCCAAGGGTCGCATTGCCTTATTGATAAAGCTGCATTTGACCATGTCGGTGGCAGCAAAATCATGTAACCGCAGGTTTGGTGCCGTGTTGCTGGATGCTGAGGTGTAGCTGATCCAGGGTACTAACCGCGCAAAGGTGCTGCTCGCCATAGTGGCGGCATCGGGCACGCCCGCGACTTGCAAGGTGGCTACGGTTTGCACGGTGGCGCTGGTAGCGGAACCGCTGTTGGCGGCCAGGGCGGTAATAATACCGATGCGGTCTACCGAGTTGGTGTTGGTGGAGCGCACATATTGGCCCACGGATTTGCCACTGCCAGCTGGGAGTTCCACGTTATTGGTGCTGGTGCCCACGGTGGCATTGAGCGCAGTGGGGGTGTTCCAGCTAATGGCATGCAGCCATGAGGGTTCGGTACCAACCAAGTCGCCACCAAAGGGGCCGTTCATAGCAGCCGAAGTGGTGTATTGGCTGATGTAAACGCAGCGGGCATTTTGTTGCTTGGTTAAGTTACCGGGGTCATCACCGGCAGGTTGCGGGATGATGGTGAAGCCCGTTAGTTGTTCTTCGGTAACGGTGGCATCGCCCAGTTCTTTGTCCGGGTCAAAACCGGGCAAACTATCTTGGATGGCATCAATCTTGTAGAACACCGAGCCTTGGGCGTTGGTGGTTGCCGTAGATTTGCCATCGCCCACCGGCGGGGAATCGTAATCGGGGTTAATGGCCATAGCCTGGTAGCCCTCAGGGTGCTCAGCATCTGGCCGTTTGGTTACCGAAGTGCGGTCCAGGTCAGAAATAGTGAAGTGCCAACCCTGGGCTAGGGCGTCGCGGGTAGTGAGCTTATCCCAATATTGTGGGTTGCCTACCCACACGTACCATTCTTGGGTTTCCAGTACTAGGCGCCCATCGCCAATCGCGTTGCCCGTAGTGTTGTTCAAGGCGGCCAGGGCGGCTTTTTCTAGTTCCGCTTTAGCTTCTGCCGTGGTGATGGTAACGCGGGAGCCAGCAGTAGCGCCGGGCCGGGTGCGGGTGAGCCAGTTGTTGTAGGCCTCAATGGAGGCTGGCGTTGCACCTCTAGCGGGGTCAACTACGGAAATCGCAGGCTGGATACGCTGAGCTTCGGGCACATCCCACGGGCGTTCATACTTGGTTACGGTTAACGATGGTAAGCAGGGCTTAAGTACCTCATACCGCAATACGCGGGCGGCTTCGGCCCATTGGGATACCCGCACGGCATCGTTATCGGCGATGGCAAATAGGTTCAGCAATGATGCGTTACGAATGTTGGCATTAGCGTTATCCAACGCGCCGCCGGCGCCAAGTACCTCAATGTGGGTGCCTTTGGCTTTCAACGCGTTGGCGGCTTGCATAGCCCGTTCGGTTTCATAGAAGCGGGTGCGGCCCGAAGCGTTGCCGGTGCCAGTTTCCGTGCCGTAAACGGTGGGTAGGCCATCGGTAATCATCAACACTACGTCAAAGTCCGTGGGGTTGTTGGCTGCTGCCCATAAGGCTTGGTCCCAGTTGGTGTAGTTGCCGGTATCGAAAATAACGCCGGTCGACGCGGTGTTATAGGGTGCCGAGTTACCGTTTTGCGAACCAGAACCAATGCGGTTCTTGATGGTGTCGGCGCCCTCCGGGGTCAGTTTGGTTAAGCTGCCCAGGGTGTTGGCGGTGGTACCAAAGGTGAACAACTGCATTTGTAAGCCTGTATTGGTGAATGCGGTGACCAATTCGCGGGCGGCATCGCGCGCGGTTTGGATGGCACCTGCGGTTTGGATCATGGAGCTGGAAACGTCAATGATCATGCCCACTTTGAGTTCTTTACAAGTATCGGGCATAGCCCCGTTGCCCCGGGCCAGGGTAAACGTGCCGGTGGATGCCCGGTAGGCAGCATTAGTTGTTGAAGTAGTGGCGCCATCGGAACTGGGCATAAACCGGATGGGGTTAGTTACGCTGGGGATGGTTGCGGGCCACGAAACGTATACGTTGTTGGCTTGGATGTTACCTGGGGCGGTGTTAGCCGTGGCCGCCGGGATTGAGAATGCGTATTCGCGGGTTTGGGTGTCGCCTGCCGCTGGCGTGCCGGTGGTGGGGGCGGCAGCGGTAAGGGGGCTGGTGCCGATTTGGGGCATAAAGCGCCAACCATCGGGCGCACCCGACCAAGCTTTGAGAGCCGTCACGGTAACTGTGCCATTGGCGATGCCGAGGCAGGGGGTGGTTTCATTACAAACAGCGGTTACGGTAGCGAGTTGGCCATTGCTGGAAGTATGCGAGGACCGCACCACATCGCCGAGCTTGAGGGTGGTGATGCCGGTTAGGGTGGTGATGCCGGTGGCGCCCAGGCGCAGGGTGGTGGTGTACTTGACATTTGCATTGGAATTTGTCCAGTTGTCATCATACTTTTTAGCCACTTCAGCTAGGTTCATGGCTGCCCCCACATCGGGGAACTTGGCGGCTACCTCATCCTTGGTGAGGCCAGCGGCGTTACCAAAACCGGGGCGCGGGGTAAAAGCTAGGCGGCTTTCTGGCCACGTGAGCGGTAATGGTTCGGTTGCGGTTAAGGCACCGCCGAGTGGATTTTGGGTGGAAGTGAGCGCGTGGGCGGCTAGCAGGTTTTGAACCGTCAAACCGGCAGCTACCAAGTGCCGTTGTTCCACCGCCCGGAGCCACAATACGCGGTGCGCTACCGGCTCATTAGTGGGGTAGCCGGTGGTGATGCGACCGTAAAGCGAACGGGCGCAGTCCAGCGGTTCACCGCTAAGTAAGCGTTGGCTGCGATCCTTTTGCAAACAGGTCAGGTTAGCTGGGCCACCGGGGATGGGGATAATCGGGGCAGCAGGTACTGTGGTGGGCGCTACGGCGGTGGTGCCCGCTGGGCTGCCACCGGGTTCTTTGATTTTGAATTGGGCTTGGCCTTGTTGGTCTGAAATACCTAAGAAGATTAAGTTGCCGCCGGTCTCGGCATCGAATAGGCCCAAAACCACACCTGGGAAATTGTTATTCCACGCTTCGGCAGCGGAAATAGTGGTGACCGTGACCGAAAGCGGGTTGGCGGCGTTAATGGCCGTGATGCGGCCTACGCGGTTGCCAGTACCGGTGGAGTTCACGATGTCGCCAACGGCTGCCACACTCCCGGCGGGTAACGTAACTGTGGTATTACCCGCCGCGTTTATAACGGTGGTGGTGCTAAACATCGAGCGGTTGCGATCCCCGCCCACCTGCACATATACATCGGTTTCTGACGCGCTTGGGGTCGGTGGGTTGGTGGCGAAATCTACCGCTGCGGCTGGTTGGACCACCACCATAAGGTTGCTAAGTATGCCCATGGCGGTTGCCAGCACGGCCGAGATTGGCCCGTGCAGACTACCATTACGCTTCGAACTTGCCTGCTGCCCAGCTTTGCGCAACATTTTGCCCCTCGCTTCATCAACCACCACCTGCTTTGGCAAGGTGGCGCCCCTCTTAGCCCTGGCGGCACTGCCAGGTGTACCTAAGATGCCACTAGATTGTGACCTGTGTCATAGATGCAGGTCACGTTTTGCGAAATGTTGTTTAATCGTTATCTAAAATGGGGTTTTGGTGGTGGGGTGCGCCATCGTACCTAGTAAGGTGCCCCGCGAATTACACCGTTGTCAATTTCCTGATTCATGCCCCATAATGCCGCGAGCTTACAGGCGACAAACTGAAACCTTGTCAAGGTTAGTGGCGTCTTGCGAGGTTAGGCGCGTGCAACCTCGCGGTCAACCCACCCTGGGCTATTCATCTGGCAGAACTGTACGCAGTCGGTTAATCAAAATCGGGTAGCTTTCTAAAGCTTGCGGGTGGTCCAATAGTGAGTTGAGGATTTGGTAGTACCTTGTCGCGTTCAGGTCCAGTTGATTGCGAATAGCTTGCTCTTTGTAGGCCGGGTACTTCCATCGTTTCTGCTCGATGGCCAGCACGGTGAGTTCACGCTCGGACAGGGGCGGCCTTGGCATGGGCCAACTTTAAAATGTGGGGCGGACAATCCCCTAAACTTGCCGGTAATTGCCTCCTTAGCTCATCCGGTAGAGCATTCGCCTTGTAAGCGAAAGGTGGTGGGTTCGAGTCCCACAGGAGGCTCATATTTACTACCATCTTTGGATAAAAAGGATGGCGGTAACTCAAAGCCTGAAAAGCTTGGAATCATGCGGTTTTCAGGCTTTTTCGTTACTCGTCCGCATCCCTCGCTCAGCCCCCGTTTGCGGCGATGGTTATGTTCGGGCTTCTTTGCGGTTAACTTTTGACGTTTCCCCTTGGTGGGTGCGTCTTTTGACGTTTCTACCTGGGGAATTATCAAAAGGTTCAGATACAACAAAACCCCCGTGGCTTGGGGGTTCTAGGTTTGGATTTCGGTGCCGTTTCGGAATGTGAACTTCATTTTCCCATCCCGGCTGACCGTGGCTTTTTCTACTGTGGTGAGCCAGAGGGTTTCATCGAATTCGGGCAGGATCAGCGGCCCAGTTTTAATGTCTTTGATGAAGCGGTCGAGCATTTTGCCTTTCGCTAGTCGTTCGCGCCGCTGGGCTTCTAGTTCTTCAATCCGGGTGGTGGCTTGGTGCTGGCGCTCCAGGTAGCCGTCGTTGCGGGTGTTGAATTCGGTTTGGTCTTGGGCGGTGCGGGCATTTTCGGTGATGGCCTTGCGGGATAGTTCGGTGGTGATTTCAATCTCGCGGTGTTGCTCTGCTAGCTCAGCATCTATTTGGGTGGTGTCACAGATTGCCTTTTTCGCCAAACGGCAATCCTCAATAAGCTCGTCCCGGTTGGCCATTAGTTGGTTGAACGCAACCAGGAACTGAGACTTGATTTCATCTTCGGTAATGGAGGGTGTGCTGCAAGGTGTATTCCCGGTTCCGTTGTATTTGTTGTTGCAACGGTAGATTTCGCGGCGGTAGGTTTTGTCATCTTGGTAGCTGCCCCAGGTTTTCTTGCCAAACAGTCCGCCGCAATCGGCGCAGATGATTTTGCCGGAGAATGGGCTGCTGCATCGTCCAATGGTGCCGAGGTTTTTGCGGCGCTCTATTTCGGATTGCACGGCATCGAACTCGTCTGGCTCGATAATGGCTGGGTGGCTATCTTCGACGTAGAACTGTGGGATTTGGCCGTTGTTCTTTACGATCTTTTTGGTTAGGAAGTTCTCGCAGTAGGTTTTTTGTAGCAGCGCGTGGCCTTTGTACTTTTCGTTGGTCAGGATGGATCGCACGGTGGCGGTCTGCCAAGTGGTTTTACCGCCGGGGGTCAAAATGCCCTGCCGCTGGAGTAGTTTGGCGATGGCGGAGAATGTTTTGCCATCCATGAATTGGCGATAAATATGCCGCACAATCGCTGCCTCATCTTCCACGATGCGCGGCAGGCCGTCATCGCCTTTTTCGTAGCCGAGGAATTGGCGGTAGGGCAGGTTGATTTTGCCATCGGCCATGCGTTTGCGCTGCCCCCAGGTAACATTCTCGCTGATGGAGCGGCTCTCTTCTTGGGCCAAGCTGGACATGATGGTGATTAACAATTCGCCTTTAGAGTCCAGGGTGTAAATGTTTTCTTTCTCAAACCACACCTCAACCCCTGCTTCTTTTAGCCGCCTTACGGTGGTTAGGGAATCTACGGTGTTGCGGGCGAACCGGCTCACGCTCTTGGTGACCAGCAGGTCAAACTTGCCCGCCAGCGCATCGGCCAGCATCTGCTTGAACCCCTCCCGCTTTTTGGTGTTCACCGCTGAGATGCCCTCGTCGGTGTAACCTCCAGCGAAGTCCCAATCCGTCCGGCTGGCAATCAGTTTGGTGTAGTAGTCAACTTGGGCTTCATAGGAGGTTAGCTGTTCTTCGTTATCGGTGGAGACGCGGGCGTAGAACGCCACCCGGCGCTTCATCGGCGCGGTTTGGTCTTGGGCGGAGAACACTTGCGCGCTGGCGGGGATTACCCTGACATTTGGTTTAACCATTCTTTTTGCTCCTTGCTCTAGTCTTATCTGCGGCAGCTTGCCGCATTTGTGGTGTCCAACTTTCCCGGCGGGAACGGTTCTGCCATGCCACCAGTTTTTCGGTACCGTCTTTGAATTGGTATTGGAGGATGCCGTCAGTCGGCACGATGATGGCCGCTACCTGTTCCAACAGCGCCCTCGGGTCGTAGATGTGGGTGCCGAGGGCTTCGGCGCATTTCTCCCGCAAAATGTCTTCGGGGATGCGTTTGGCGGGGCACTCGGTGGCGCCCCTACTGGTGTAGGTGCTGCACGCCCATAACCGTTTGGCGTACTTGGTGCCGATAGCGTTAGTTTTCTGAATAAAGTTCGCCCCACACAACCCACACTTAACCAGCCCGCTAAGTTCGCTAGGTTTTGCCGGTTTTGGTTTGGGTGCAAGGGCTGACCGGCGTGCCGCCTCAACCTGAGCGGCCTGGTAGGTGGCGTGGTCAATGATTGGCTCGTGGGCGGACTCGATCACATATTTTGGTAGCTCGCCCTGGTTTGGTTTCCACTGCTTAGTCAAATGGTCGGCCACGAATCCTTTTTGCAACCAAATATCGCCCGTATATTTCTCGTTCTCCAAAATTGACCGGATGATGCCATCAGACCAGCGCGGCAACCCCATCTTCGGTGGCACACCCATACTGACAAGTTTTTTCATGATGGCGTTGCGGCCCATCCCCGAGAGGTAATCGGCAAAAATCATCCGCACCACCTCAGCTTCTCCGGGCACCACCCAGTACCGGCCATCCTTGTGTTCATAACCGTAAATTAGTGGCACCCCGTTAGGTTTGCCCTCCTTAAAACCGTTACGTATCCGCCACTTAATGTTCTCACTAACCGACCGGGATTCTTCTTGAGCGTAACTAGCCAAAATGGTTAACATCAACTCACCATCGCCGCTTAGTGTGTCGATATTTTGTTCTTCAAAATACACCCCAATACCGAGGTCTTTGAACTCGCGTACCGTTTCCAATAGGGTCACGGTATTACGGGCGAAACGGCTAATCGACTTAGTTAAAACCAAATCAATGCGCCCCTCTTGGCAATCCTTAATAAGGCGTTGGAATTCTGGCCGGTTGTCTTTGGTGCCGGTCTGGGCGGCATCGGCGTAAACCCCGGCATACCGCCATTCGGTGCGGTTTTGGATGAGTTCGCTGTAGTGGCTGACCTGCGCCGCCAGGGATTGCAACATGTCATCAGTACCGCACGATACCCTGGCGTACGCCGCCACCCGCAGCCGGGATTGAATAGCCTTGGTGGGTTTGAGTTTGGTTATTTTTCGGTTCAATTCTTTTATCCTTTCTTTGTACTATTACTCACTCGTTCTTTGGCATATAGCAAGTTCGATTCCAAATAAAGGCTCCGATTCGATAAACCGTATTTGGTAGCCATTAAACGGCTGATTTCTACCAAATCGTTATCCGTAATGCCGCCTTTATTGCGCAGCTGCTTAAATGCTGTCATGGCAGTTTGATAGCCGATAATCGCCTCAGCTTTATTCACTGGCCCACCCGCCTAGCCGACGCTGCGCAGACCCGAGAGCAGTAGCGCCGATTCGCGTTGCCGTAGCTCTCAAACCCGGTGTGGCAGGTGGCGCAGATGAACTGGTAGAACGCTTTCCGGTTCGAGGCCTCTGGGTGTGTGGCCCACCAGCGGGAACGGCACTTATCCGAACAGAACCGGCGCTTCTTCGCCCCAGGGGTCTGCCTCAACGCAGCGGCACAGTAACCGCAAACCCCAACCGGCGTAGCACCAAGGTTGTTGCGCTGGCAATACGATTTCACCGTATTAGCCGACAAGCCTAAACCTGTGGCTATCTTGGTGTAACCCAAGCCAAGCTGACGCAGATGCCTAATCTGCTGCTTTTGATGATCATTCATTGGTGCCTCCTGAGTGGTTGCGAATGGGCATAAAAAAACCGCTCGTTACCTGCCTATAGACGGCAAGAGAGCGGTTGGGTACTAGAAAGTGAAAATTGTTTTCAGGGCTAAACTGCGGGCGGCCAGTGATTTAGGGATCAGATTGGGGTGGCCAAAGCCGAGCCGAACTGACCGGCAACATGCGTATACGAATAAAGGCCCCTATTGGGGCCAAATTTCATTACCGGGGTGGTTAGGGTGTTGTTAGTACTTCGCTTCGAGGGCGTCGGCGGCGTGCGCAAACCGGGGTACCGTGGGCATAAATGTTGAGTAGAACTCGGATATCTCAAATGGCGGGTTGGTGTAATCGTTCCGCTGCTCGCGCAGGATGTTGATTACAGTTCTAGGTTGCTGGTTCAGCAAGTTCAAAAGGAAGTCATCGGGGTGGATAACCTCGATCTCGTATGGCGAGGTTGATGGCTCAGGGAAATCGGCAGTATTTGCTGTGACGATGACGGATGCGCCGTAATGAACGGCTGCGGCAAGTACATGCCGATCTTTTGGATCATTCGTCATCAAAGGAATTGTTTCTTCGAACCCCTGGGCCATGGCGCCATCGAACGCTTTCTTCATTAGCGTTATCCGGCGGTTGGCTGAGGCGGGAGCGATACCGAGTTTGGTAATCAATGCCCGCAGCGTTTCTTCAAGAATCTGTTCCGACCAAGCGGGAACAAATAGCCCGGCTTCAGCCAACCTCAGCAAAGTGTCATACAGCGGGTATGGCACCAAGACGCAAGCGTCCAATACCGCCTTAACCATCACGCCTACCGGGTGCTAACGAAACCGTCAGCGCGCGGGCCAGACGCAGTTGCCTCTTTAGTAAGTTCAGCCAAGATATTGCGACGCTCCTGCCGCAATTGATCCCGCAGTTCCATAACGTCATCCAACTTGACCCGCCGATGTGAACCTGCGGGACGTTCAAATGGCAACCGGCCACTTTCTAGGTATTTAACAAATGTTGGCCGCGACACCTGCAAAATCTCAGCAGCTTCTTGAGTCGATAAGGTCTCGCCTATCTCGCTGATAGTTACGGCTTTCCCGCCCATCAAAGTCTTAACGATGTGAGCGAAAGTCTCGGCAATGCTCTCAGGCAATTCTGCACGAGAACCATCACCGAACTCAACCGCGATTGGTGCCGCCCGGTCAAGGGCAGCAGCCATCTCGGTGAGGTCAACTCCGGTTGGCGGAGTGACGGTGCGCTCAAGAACCGTAGTCATACCCCCAACCTTACTACAAAACGAAAGAAACGAAAACACCTATTCTCCTAACTCTTACCATTAATCTGGTACAAGAAAAGCCCCCGGGTGGCCGGGAGCCTTGAGGTTTGAAACCTTGCGGTTACTTTTTGGTGGGTTCAATCCAAATGCTGCTAACCGGCTTTTGGCCTTGGGCGGTTTGCACAGCGAGCATCCGGTCGAGGATGTACCCGGCGGAGCAACCACACGAGCATCCGGCTTTGCGGCTGAATGTCATCTTGGCCTCACCCAGCAATTCAGCGATTGGTTCTTGTTGCTTGGCTTCGGCCAGTAGGGCTTTCTTGTTGCGCACTACTTGGCGGTTCAGTTGGTCGTAGAGTTTGTCGACCTCTGGGCGTTCACCGCGTGGCTTGGGGCCATGATCGGCGTAATCGGCCTCATAAGCGGCGCTGAAGTCCACGTCTTGCTCGCCGCTCACATAGAGGCGGGTGCGGGTGGCTTTTTCATCCCAAGCCTTAGTGTGAACTGTTACCATGAATTCGCCAATTTCTGCTTTTGCATACCAGGCTCCGTTATGGCCTTTTGTGAATTCAAACATCGTAATCACCTTTTCCAAATCGTCTGTTTGTTTTCCAGTAATTACATGTTCGCTCTCATCAAATGTAATAGCAATACAATACCGCTCATATTCCTAGAGATGTGCAGCACTAATAAATAGGCAAAATAAAAGGCACCTTATTGGCGCCGGTAACGAGCAAAAGCCCCAATTGCTTGGGGTGGTTTTGCTATTTGGTTTTTAGGCCGGGAGGTATTTGGTGGGCAGGTACTTGTCGGCGTGTTGGCCGTTGCAGCCGAACATGCAGTCGCCGTACCAGCGTCCGTATTTGCTGTTGGCCCAGGTGAACATTTGCCCGTATGTTAGGCCGCGCCCGATGGCGGTTTCCAAGGCCAGCAGGTCGGCGTCGGTTTGGGTTTGGTGGTTTTGGTGGCGGCGTTCGCCCAGGTAGCCGAAGCCAAGCCAGCGCTCATCCTTGCTAAGGTCATCGAAGAAGGTCTCCGGGTTGGTGTTGTCGTAAGTTAGAACTTCGTCGTCGGTGTACATGGCTCTAAGGTTCCTTACTTCGCGTCTTCGTAGGTTGCGCCCATTGCGTCAAGTTCGGCCTTGAAAGCGGCTGCGGCAGCCAGGTCAGCCTCGGTGGGCTGGTAGGGTGCCTTGATGTTCTTGTGGTACCAGGCCACCCAAGCGTCCAGCAATTCTTGAATTTCCTCCGAAGTTGCACCGGCCTGGTAATACTCGACTGTTAATTGGCCGATGTTGGTTTCGGTGAATTCAATTCCGTCAAGGTTTAACATCTTCTTCTCCTCGTCTTCGCTTTTGTTTTGGTCAGTCAATAGATTCCCTCCACTCCACACTAATAGCAAGCGAATACTGTGTTTATTAGTGCGGTGTAGGGCACTAATTGTTTAGAAGTCGATAACCGCGCCGTAGGCAGTCCAGTCGTCTACGCCGATGCGGCGCAAATCCCAGTAGGCATCCCGGACGATGGTGTCCAAATGCCACACCCCGGTTTCAGGCTTAGCGAACTCGGTAACCGTCTGAGCCTTGCCAGCAGCCTTGAGGGCTTTCTCGACCGGCGCCCACTCGCCATCGTTCATGAAGAAGTTGGTGTATGCGCAGATGGCGGCTTGCTGCAGCTTGGTAACCTTGCTGGTGTTCATTGTTCTCATCCCTTTTCGTTGTTTTGTTGTTGGTAATACATTCCCTCTACTTACGGGTAATAGCAAGGCATTACCGCGCTTATTAGTAGAGATGTGTAGCACTTATTCAACAATGCCGGTCAGGATGAAACGTTGATACGCTTTCGGTGAAGTTTCGATGAAATCCACCAATTCGCAATACATATTGTCAAAGGCGATTCTTTGCACATCATGAATTGCTAGCATGTTCGCCTTACCGGAATTTCTGACCTTATTTATCTGGTCAATAATCGTGTCGGTTATTAGTGGCAGTTTCTTTATTGCATCTTCGCCCAAGGCCATACCAAGGGTGGAGCCATTATCCCAGGCAATGTGGCAGGTTCCAATATCGTCAACCCACCGGACAACGCCGTGATCTCCGGGCTTCAATTCGGTGTAGGGGTCGCTAGTGGAGCAAAGCTCCACCCGGGTGCCAGCCGGGTAATTTGCCTTTTGGGCGGCTACTTGAGCGCTAGTTGGCCAGTTCATCGGACACCTCCTCAGCGGCGCCCACGGTGGCGGTGGTGGCCTCATCCGAGGCAGTTACGGTTTCCGGCCTACCGTTTTTCCAACTGCTGTTTCCGTCCAGCTTGGATGTCAATATCTTCCTCGCGTTCTTGTACTCGGCTCCGAGCATGCCCAGGCTGAGCAGGAAGCAACGCATCGCGTACTTCGGATTCTCCGGCAGTTCACTCTCCTTAGCCACCACTCGTTTTTTCTCGATTGCGGTGGCGCAAAGGCGGCTGATGAGGTGGGCGTAGGCGTTGGCGTGTTCGGCATCCAAATCCCCGGTAAACCAAGGAAACTGCACCGTATCGTCCGTCAATTCAATCGGCAGGGAATTCACACCAAGCGCAGCCTTGAGCAGTTCCTCTTTCGCCAGCACCATGCTGGTCAAGTTGTACAGCTTTTCCGGCGTGAAGCCTTTGAGTGGAATCTCAATGGTCAGACCACCCAAGGTGGTGCTGGCCTGAAACTCGCGCTCCGTACGTTCCGGCTTGGCTGCAGGCTCCTCAGTTGCGGCCTTTGGCTCGGGGGTGGCCTCAGCGGCAGGTTCCGGCTCAACCTCGGCTGGTTCATCGGCTGGGGTTTCGGTGTTGGTGTAGGTTTCACTGGCTGGTTCAAACCCGGCTTCGCGCAGGTTGATTACCAAGTCGAAGTTGTCTTGGCCCATGAGGGTGCCGGTCTTGTCAATCAAGTAACCGGCCACCTCATAAGCGCACGATGGCACACCCAGGTATTTGGCTGGTGCATCCAGCAACTCGGTGATTTTGGCGACGAGGGCTTTGCGTTCGGCGCCTTTTAGATTGTATTCGATTTTCATCGTAAATACCCTTCTCTATTTTTGGTAGTTACAATTACTCACTCTAAAAGGCGTACTTATCAAGCCCATGTGCCACTAATTCGAGGGATGTATGTCACTAAAAACGTGAATAGCATTTCCGTTCCAATTAGACACAATTCCAGCGACACAACTTGATACCCAGAAATGAAAATGACAAACTTAAACTAAGGCTACGCAATTCTGATTAGCAATGCAGCCAATATTAAATTAAAGCGCTGGCTGTGTTGTGCTTATAGTTGTTTAGCGGTGGTTTTTGATTGTTTCGTTGGGGTGTCCGGTCATTACGCGTTCAAGCAGCACTTGGCCAGGTTCCTTGGCCTTGCTATTCGGCGGAATCACCGCGTACCAAATACGGCCACCAGCGGTCGGCTTGTGCTGCCAACGGTCATGGCCAACACCATCAATGGTTACGGTAGCCAGGGCATCGCGAAGACGATAACAAACCTCGCTAGGTTCAGTTGGCGTAGCGGCCAAGAATTCCCAGGCTGCTACGGCTGCATTCCGGCTGGTGGCCACCAAGTCCCGCCAACCTTTCTCAGCCTCGCGCGAGACCGGGCGTATCCGGTATTCGCTGTTCCGGTACGGGCGCTGAATTTCAGAACGTCCAGACATTACGGTTGAG